TGTCCTTACGTTCCACTACAGATGGTTAGAGCCGTTGGTCAGGATACATTCCAACCAAAAATTGGCTTTAAGACTCGTTACGGAATGGTTGAGAACCCATTCTCACAAGGTACAACACAAGGATCAGGAACACTTACTGTTAACGCTAACCGTTACTACAGAAGAGTATCTGTTACAAACCTTATGTAATTTATATTACAATTTCAACACATTTAGAGAGATGCTTGCCATCTCTCTTTTTTTATGTCACTATATAATATATGGTTTAACACTCCCACCAAAGGTTTGTTACTCCGTCCAATATAACAATAGTTTTAGGAGAAACATCATGGCTACGCCATCAGAGTATTTTGAGAACGCAAATATAAAAGATATTCCAGTTCCAGACTGGTCACATCTAGGGGTTAAAAATTGTTCGATAAACCCTACAAAAAAATTAAGTTGGGATTTGATTTATATTGATGATATCGATAGTAATATAACAAAAGTAGAATCTCATACATTCGAGGAGATTCAAGCATTAAAACTTTCTTTTGCTGCAAAAGTAGATGAGAAACAGTTTCCACCAGCGATTACTTTTCGTGGAAAAGGATATACAAAACCTTGGAGATTAGTTTATGGATATGGTAGAGCAGAAGCACTACGTCTTTTAAATTTATCTGGTTGGTTTTTCTCTATTCTAGATGGAAATGAAGATCAACTAGAGGATGTACAAGCACAGGAAAATGAGTTACTTCCAAAGAGAATCAATGAAGAAATTGATATGAGAAAACTTCTTATCAAAAAAATTCATGATGGAAAAATTGAAAAAACTGAATCATCAATTCGTGAAAAATTCAAAAAAGTATATCCATATCGTAGAAAGGAGACAGAAAATCGTGTAGTTCAACAAGTTCTTGGTGAGTTAGGAGTCAAACTTCCTTACATTTTATATACATCAACTCCAAAAGTTCAAGATTGGATTGACATTCACTCAAAGGATGAATATGTAATCAACAACGAACTTGATAATGAACGTGATGTTTATTCAATAGTCATGAAGGAAGGATATCAGTATCGTGCTGTTTTAAAAGCATATCAGACTTATGAAGAGACTGGTAAAAAAACTGGTGTAATCTTTCATTGTGGAGCTCCAACTGCAAAAGCAACTCTTAATAAAAAAAGAGATAAAGTGTTACAGGATTTTAATTCTTTAAAGAAAACTTTATTTTCTTGTGGAACTAAAATTTGGCCAATTGAAATCTTAGGTGCATTACCACAAGATAGACAAAAAGATAACATTAAAGAACTCATAACATTCTCATAAAGACTAGAGACCCGAAAGGGTCTTTTTTTTGTGTCTAAATAGTAACATGGATGATCAGAAAGCCGCAAAAATTTTAATCAAAAGATCAAAGAAAAATCCAATTTTATACTCAACTGCTGATATTCTCTATGCTAAGAGAATCAAAAAATTGCAAAAAGTAAATGACTGATTCAGTATCACCCTTTGACAAACAAATTGCTAATAGGAACTATATGTCTCCTGTTGGTTTTAAGTTAATTCTAACGAAGACTCCAAAGGTTGATTTTCTTTGCCAATCTGCGAACATACCTCAAATAAGCATGGGAACTGCCGTTCAACCAACTTATTTGAAGGATATTCCTGTGCCTGGCGATAAAGTTTTGTATGACGATTTGACCGTTCGTTTTCTGGTAGATGAAAAGATGGAGAACTATCTTGCAATCTACAAATGGATTACTGGACTTGGATATCCAGAATCTTTAGGTCAATATGACCAGTTAAGAAAAGATGATATCAGAACTGATAGAATAGTAGGTGACGATGGAGACCCATTGTACTTTCAATATTCAGATGCTACGTTACAAATTTTAAGTAGTAACTATAAACCAAGTATTCATGTGAATTTTAAAGATGCATTCCCTGTCGCACTCTCAACATTAGACTTTGATGTCACGACTCGTGATTACAGTTTTTTCACTGCGTCAGTAACTTTCAAATATACCATATATAATATTACTGACCCAAGTGGTAATCGAATAGATAATTTTCCAAAAAAATAATTTTACATGATAAATCTTGATAAGATTCAGTCCATGTGGCAAGAGGACTGTAAGATTGATATTGATAGTATGCATGAGGAATCAATTAAAATTCCACAACTTCATTCTAAATATCATGAAATGTTGAACAATTTAATACTGTTGAGAACTAATGCTCAAAAGATACAAAAGAGTGTTCGTCATCAGAGATATGAATATTACTCTGGAAAGGCAGATCCAGAGGTGTATGAGAAAGAACCTTTTCCGAAGAAAGTAAGAGATAAAGATGCGTTGATGAGATACATGGATGCGGATGAGAGATTAACAGAAGCAAATCTTAAAGTTGAATACTACAATGTAATGATAAATTATATTGAGAGTATTCTTAAACAGATATCAAATCGTACATATCAAATTAAAAACTCAATTGAATGGCATAAATTCCAAGCTGGATTTACATGACCCACTTAATTATTAAAAAGAAAAACGAAGTCTTTGTTACGATAGACTCAGAACAACATGTGTATCATGAACTTTCAGATCATTTTACATTTGAAGTTCCTGGCGCCAAGTTTATGCCACAATATCGTAATAAGTATTGGGATGGAAAGATAAGACTTTATGATATGAGAAAGAATGAAATTTATACTGGACTTGTAGATCGAGTCATATCATTTTGTAATCGAAAGGGATATACTTATGAGTTTGAGGGAAGTAAATTTTATGGATTGCCACTTGAAGAGAATGAGATGATATCGCCAGAGGGTGTCACAGATTATACAAAGAGTATATCAAAACATAAACCCAGACCATATCAGATTATGGGTATTCATGATGCACTTAGACATAATCGCAAGTTATTACTATCACCAACTGCATCTGGTAAGTCATTAATGATATATGCCATCACAAGATATCACGTTGAACATAATCGTAAAATATTAATTGTAGTTCCAACAACATCTCTTGTTGAACAAATGTATAAAGACTTTGAAGATTATGGTTGGGATGTTGAAAGATATTGTCATCGAGTCTATGCTGGCAGAGACAAAATTAGTGATGATAGTGTTACAATTACCACATGGCAGTCAATTTACAAATTGGATAGAAAATATTTTAATAACTTTGACGTAGTGATTGGTGATGAAGCACATCTATTTAAATCAAAATCTTTAGTGAGTATCATGACAAAGATGCTTGATTGTAAATATCGTTATGGATTTACAGGAACACTTGACGGAACACAAACACATAAGTGGGTATTAGAAGGATTGTTTGGCCCTACCTATAAGATTATCAGAACTGATGAGTTAATGAAGAAAGGATATCTATCAAAACTAAATATCAAAGTTCTAACTCTTAAACATCCAGCAAGAAAGTTTGAGAACTATGAAGATGAGATACAATATTTAATCACACATACACAGAGAAATAATTTTATTAAGAACTTAACTCTTGATCAAAAAGGAAATACATTGATATTATATACAAGAGTTGAGACACATGGACTCCCTCTGTTTGATCTCATAAATAGTAACAAGGAAGAAAATAGAAAATGTTTCTTTGTTCACGGAGGAGTTGATACTGAGGATCGAGAACAAGTTCGCACAATCACAGAGAAAGAAGAAAATGCAATTATCATTGCTTCTTATGGAACCTTCTCAACAGGAATCAATATTAAAAATCTTCACAACGTCATATTCGCATCACCAAACAAATCAAAAATCAGAAACTTACAAAGCATAGGTCGAGTTTTAAGAAAGGGTGACAATAAAATCAAAGCAACTCTATTTGATATTGCTGATGATATTACATACGGAGCTTCTAAAAACTATACTTTAAATCACATGATGGAGAGAGTTAAGATTTACAACGAAGAAAACTTTAATTATGAAATGCTTACAATACCTTTAAAAAAATGTCAAATAAATTTTTAGCAGTTATAAAACTAAAAACTGGTGAAGAGGTGATTGCAAAAGTCAAAATTTCACCAGATGTTGATGCAATATCTTTAGATTGCCCTGCAATGGTCGGACACTCTAACTTTACAAGAAAGCCTGGAATCAGTGTTATTAAAATTGAACCTTGGATAAAAACAGGTCGAGAACAGACATATATAGTGGAGATGAGTAATATTATCACAACATGTGAGGTTTCTGATAAAGATGTAATTAAAGCATATAATAGATTTGTAAAAGCATATTATGAAACTGAACCTCTTATGGAAAAACCAAACCCAAAGATGACAAAAGAAATGGGCTATATATCTAATGTTAAAGATGCTCGTAAGAGCCTAGAGAATATCTTTAAGAATAGCTAATCTCTCCCTTTGAACCCTTACAGAGTTATTGTAATGTTTTTTTAGGGTATTGTCAAGCGTTGTAAAATAGTGTATAATAATATTATGAAAGATAAACATTATCAACACATTTCATGGCAAGAAAAAGATCGGAACACTATGTAAACAATAAAGAGTTCTTAGCCGCTATTATTGAGTACAAGGACAAAGTTGCCTTGGCTGCAGATAGGGGTGAAACAAAACCTGTTATCCCAAGATATATTGGTGAGTGTTTTTTAAAGATTGCAACTCATTTATCCTTTAAACCTAATTTTGTAAATTATATGTTTAAGGATGACATGGTATGTGATGGTATTGAAAATTGTGTTCAATATATTAATAATTTTAATCCAGAGAAATCTAAGAATCCTTTTGCTTACTTTACACAAATTATACACTATGCATTTCTTAGAAGGATACAAAAAGAAAAGAAACAATTAGAAATTAAAACTAAAATTATTGAAAGATCTGGTTACGAAGAAGTGTTCACTGTTGATGGAGACATGTCGGGAACAAGTTCAGATTATAACCAAATTAAAGATTCAGTGCAAACAAGGATGAACTATCAGTGAAGATTGCCATTATTACAGACCAACATTTTGGTGCAAGAAAAAACTCTAAACTTTTTCATGATTACTTTCTAAAATTCTATGAAGATATATTTTTTCCAACTTTAATTAAAGAAGGAATTACTACTATTGTTGACATGGGTGATACATTTGATAGTCGTAAGGGTGTTGATTTTGTATCATTAGAGTGGGCAAAGAATCATTATTATGATAGATTAGCAGAATTAGGAATTACGATTCACACCATTATTGGGAATCATACTGCATATTATAAGAATACAAATGATTTAACTGGTGTTGGCCTTTTTCTGAGAGAGTATGATAATGTTAAGATATATTCAGAAACTGAAGAAGTTAAAATAGATAAAACAAAATTTTTATTTGTACCTTGGATTAATCCTGAGAATCAAGATAAAACTTTTGAATTGATTGAAGAGAGTGATTCTCCATGTGTGATGGGACATCTTGAAC